TTGACATAGTCACAAGCGCAACGCCAATAACAGAAAGCATCTTGTTTTCGCCACAGTTTGTAGACTTAGATAATATTCAGCTAGGAATGTTTGACGCATTCTTGAAAGCCTCTGGAGGCAAGTAATGACATACTTGGAAGCAATTAACAGTGTCTTGCGTAGACTGCGTGAGGATGAAGTAGCAACAGCATTGGAATCAAGTTACTCCGCATTGATTGGAGACTTTGTTAATGACGCTAAAAACTTAGTAGAAGAGGCATGGAACTGGTCGTCACTAAGAAGCACAATTGCTTTTAATACCGTAGTAGGAACGTCAGAGTATTCTCTTACTGGATCTGGTATGGACGCAGTAGTAAAACACGCACTCAATGATACTAAGAACTCATTTATTAATTACAAGACAAAGGCGTACTTTGATAATGTTTACTACAATAATACACCTGCTGCGGGAAGCCCTGAGTGTTATACGTTCATTGGGACGGATGATAGCGATGATTTAAAAATCAAAGTATATCCAGACCCTAATGCTATTGAAGCTCTAAGATTTGATATGGCTACGCCTCAAGCAGAACTTACTGCAGATGCTACTAAAATCAAAGCTCCTAACAGACCTATAGTGCAGTACGCATTTGCAATGGCTCTGAGGGAGAGGGGTGAGACAGGCGGTCAGTCGGCAGCAGAACAATTTGCCGTAGCCTCTAACGCTTTGGCAGACGCTATATCTATAGATGCAAACAGATTTCCAGAAGATCTAACGTACATGGTGGTCTAGATGGCTCAACAATTACAGAGCATTACAATCACAGCCCCTGGATTTGCGGGGATCAATACCCAAGACGCTCCGTTAGCGCAAGAGCCTAGCTTTGCTGCTGTGGCTGATAATTGCATTATTGATAAAGAAGGAAGGATTGCTGCAAGAAAAGGCTATGACTTACTTAATGGTAATGACTTGTTAGGTTCGTCAGCAGGTGTAGAAGCACTGCATGAGTTTGTTGCTCAAGATGGAGACATTACTTTCTTATCGGCAGGTAATAATAAAATCTTTACTGGTACTACCACTATGGTAGACGCAAGCCCAGGAAGTTACACAATCACCACAAATAACTGGAAGATTGTATCATTTAATGACCATGCTTTTTTCTTTCAGAGAGGCTATGAGCCTTTATTGTACTCAGATCACGCAGGTACAGTAGACAAGATGTCTTCTCATGCTCATGCGACAGGCACTCCCCCGCAAGGACATGAAGTGTTAGCAGCGTTTGGTCGTCTATGGGTAGCAGACTTTACAGCAGACAAGTCTACAATTTATTGGTCTGACCTATTAGACGGCACACACTGGACAGGAGGCTCTACAGGCTCGATAGACATCACTAAGGTATGGCCTACAGGGTATGACACTATCGTTGCTCTAGCAGCCCACAATGGCTTCCTAGTGATATTTGGACGTAACTCTATTGTTATTTACTCTGGTGCTGATGATCCCGCAACAATGACGTTAAGTGACACCATATCTAATATAGGTTGTGTTAACAGAGATGCCGTGGTTTCTACGGGTAGAGACTTAATATTCTTAGATGATTCTGGTGTACGAAGCCTAGCTAGAACTATTCAGGAGAAGTCAGCACCTATTGGTGATGTTTCTAAGAACGTAAATAATGATATTAAGTCTTTGTTTGCTGCTGAGACAGGGAATATATCTTTACACTATTCGCCACAAGAAGCGTTTGTGTTACTTAACTTCCCAGTTCTTGCGGTAGTGTACGCATTTGATACACGATTTCCATTACAGGATGGTAGTTACAGAGCCACTACATGGTCTTCTATTAGTCCTTTAGCTTTTACTCATACTGTAAATGACAAAATGTACATTGGTGTAAAGGACGGGATAGGTGAGTACAAGACTTACACGGACAATACAGCGAGTTATCAGTTAAGTTACTTTAGCCATCCGTTAAGCTTTGGCAATACTTCTAATCTTAAATTCTTAAAGAAGATTAACTTAACTACATTTGATGGCGCAGAGTCTACTGTAGTCTTAAACTGGGCGTATGATTATTCTGGCGCATACAAGAAACAAGCGTACACATTACCCCAATCAAACGTAGGTCAGTACAATATATCGGAGTTTAATACAACAGCAGAGTATTCATCTTCAATATCTTTAATTAACAGACAAAAGATTAATGCGTCAGGACAAGGGACGGTAGTAGCGATTGGCGCGGAAACTACAATTGATGGTAAACCCATTGCAATACAAGAGATTAACATTCAAGCCCTTATGGGAAGGATAGTATAAAATGTCGAATTACACTAAATTGACGAACTACGCTGCTAAAGACTCCATGGTCAGCGGTAATCCTGCCAAGGTAATTAAGGGCGTAGAAATTGGAGCAGACTACGATGCCATTGCTGTAGCAGTAAACAGCAAATCTAATAGCGCATCGCCTACTTTTACTGGTACTGTAACGGTAGCTAACTTAACAGCTACTGGTACGGTTAGCTTATCAACTATAGATGGTGGTACTTACTAATGGCTCTCGAAGATATGCAAAAAATGTTTATGGATAATCGAGGTTTGATTGGTGCGTTGGGCGGTGCAGCAGCGCAGGAAGCTATCATCCGAGATGTTCAGAAATTAGGTGAACAAGACTTACGAACTGTCTATGGTGATAGACCGCCTTCTACTCTTGCGGGTGGATTGATGGGCGAGATAGGCCGTCAGTCTGCATTCAAGCCTTTTACCGTAACTACTCCCACAGGAGGAGCGACTGTATCAGGTGCAGGAGATGTTACTCTTGGCATGACTCCAGAGCAGGAAAGAGTCAGGCAGCAGCTAACAGGGTTTGGCGAACAAGCATTTGGATTCTTGAGTGATCCTGCCCAAAGAGAGACAGAGCAGTCTAATCTCATAGGTATGCTTACACAATCTCCCGCAGCTAGGTCGGCAAGAGAAGCAGAGATACGCACTGCACTACAGGCTGCACAAGCTCCAGAGCAAGAACGTGCAAGGTTAGGACTTGAGCAAAGACTAGCAAGCCAAGGTCGTCTGGGTGTAGAGACATCTATGTTTGGTGGAACGCCAGAAGGACTCGCACTAGAGAAAGCCATACAAGAGCAGCAAGCACAAAACGCACTAGCTGCAATGCAACAGGCTAGAGATGAGCAAGCACTAACATCATCTCAGACTCTTGCGGGACTACAAGAGATGCGAGGTCGTACAGGACTAGCAGGTGATCTAGGTCTACAAGCTTTGCAGTCTTCTTACCTACCGCAACAACAATTAATCTCTTCGTTGATGCCAGGATTAGAGGCTTCTCGATTAGAATCAGCCCTAAGAACTACAGGTCTAGGACTAGGTGCTGGTCTTGCGGAGTCTACAATGGAAGCACAGCTAGGATATAATACACTGGCTAATGTTTTAAGACAGGCTCAATTCCAAGGACTGTTTGATTTATTAAGAGGTGAGCAAGAAACAGCAGCACAAACTGCTCCAACTAAAAAATTAGATATAACTTCAATGCTTCCTGCTCCACAATCTCAAAATCAATTTGGTTTTTATAATCCTTCGGTAGTTACATAGAGGTCAGCATGGCTAATATTAATATACAATCATTATTTGCAGATATTATAAGCACTCCTGAGCAAAGAGAAGACAAGCTTTTAAAGGAAGGTATGCTACAAGGTCAATTAATTGCCTCTGGACTTAAAGGTCGGGTTGCTAATCTTGCTCCGCTTGCACAGATTGCAGGTCAGCTTGGTGTTCAGCGTCAAGAAAATCTTAAACGCGCAGTACAACCTATGCTTGGCATTGATCCAAGGACTACTGGTGAAAGACTAGAGGAGGCTGTCTCTGGATTAGATATGTCTACTCCAGAAGGTCTTCGAGAAGCTGCATTAGCTATTCAATCTGTTGATCCATTACGCGCTGCTACACTAAGACAAGCTGCGGTAGAAATGAGTCAAGCAAATGAAGATAGAAAAAGAACTGTTGCGTTACAACAGCTTCAATTAGATGAAGCAGAAAAAGCAGCAGGAGCTAGAAAAAGAGAAGCAAAAGCTTTAGAAAATATTCTTCCAAGATCTATTTTAAATATGTATGAAAGTGGAAACATAACTGGCAATGAATTGCTTCGTTTCCAAGAAGCTAGAATAAGTGCTTTAGCAACAGATCCACCTAAATTAAATGTTCTTAC